TTCAAAGTGGATCACCTGACTTTTGAACTGACCGACACGACCTACAAAGTAATCGCTGGAGAGGCCGTACACGCAAAGGATCGACGCCCACTATTCACAGGCGTTATCACCAAAGGCACCGCAACAGAACTGCGCCGACTGGCGCACCAATTCGATGAAAGAGAGGATAAATTATGACCGATAAAATAAATGGACTTGAAGCAATCGCAAAAGTCGCAGCATTCGTTCACGAACACCCCGATATCAAACCAAAAGATCACAGGAAAGTAATGGCAGAAATGCTGGAGCCAATGCTGGAGCAATTATTCGGCAACGAATACGAACCATACGAAGAGGATAAATTATGATCATTAAATCTTGGGAATTTAGAGGCTTTGAATGGAGCCACGATCTGCCAGACTGGCTGCAACCAGAATGCTCTAAGCGTAAAGGTAGCCCATTTTTATGGGTCCACACGCAGCAAGGCGAACAGCCAGTAAAGTCAGGACAATACATCGCAATCAACCTAAGAGGCCACGTCACCGTCCACAACACAAAGCCAGACGGGTGGAAAAAAGAAACAATCGCAGGCGCTGCCTTCGTAATATTTATTGCAATCGTAGCCGTGGCAATGCTATCCCTCTAATTGCACTTTCTGCTCAACTGGCCCCGCTACTTTGCGGGGCATTTTTTTATCATAATAACGACAACCCTTTTTTTTAATTTAATTTTGTATTATATGAAAATTAAAGGGAGCTATCATCATGGCAAAGAAAAAATCAAAAAACCCTATGGGTAGGCCAAGGTTTGAGGTCACGCCAAAAGTGCTGAAAGAAGTCGAAGAAATGGCAGGACGTGGATTAACCATTAGCCAGATCGCTTCCTGCTTGGGTATTTCACCATCAACTTTCTATCTTAAACAGGCTGAGTTTTCGGAGTTTTCGGAGACTATAAAAAAAGGACAGGCAATTGGCCTTCAAAAAGTCACCAATGCCCTATTTGAAAATGCTACCGTCGAGCGGGATAATGTCGCCATAATTTACTACCTAAATAACAGGGATAAAGAAAACTGGTCGAACAAGCATGAGGTCGCAACCACCGTCGAGCATAAAAATGTCATAGATTTAACAAGGATGAGTGATGACCAACTCAGCGCAATTGCAGCAGCTTTTAAGCAAGTTGACACTGGAACAGGTTCAAGCGGAGCGTTACCGCAGATCATTGAGGGAGTTTACGAAAGCCGCATGGCCGACGATTGAACCGGGCGTTGAGTTCAAAAACAATTGGCATATCGATGCCATCAGTGATCACCTCCAAGCCGTGGCCGAAGGCGACATCAAGCGCCTGATCATTAACGTGCCGCCAAGACACATGAAGTCCATAAGCGTGGCCGTGGCGCTGCCTGCGTGGACTTGGGCCACACAACCCCACAAGAAGTTCCTGTATGCGTCCTACGCCTCCTCCCTGTCGATCAGGGATAGCGTTAAGTGCCGAAGGCTGATCGATAGCCCGTGGTACAAGGCGCACTTCGGTGACAAGTTTAAGCTCACCGACGATCAAAACCAGAAGCAGCGTTTTGAGAATGATCAAACAGGCTATAGAATCGCGACCAGTGTCGGCGGCGCTTTGACCGGGGATGGGGGAGACATTATCGCAATTGACGATCCCCACAATTCGATAGAAGCAGACAGTAGCAAAGTCAGGGAAGGTGTGCTGGAGTGGTGGGATCAGGCCATGCAGACACGCCTTAACGACCCAAGGACGGGCGCGTTTGTCATCATCATGCAAAGATTGCACGAACAAGACCTCACGGGCCATATTCTGGCAAATCAACTTGAAGGAGAGTGGGATCATTTAATGCTACCTGCGCGGTATGAGGTTGGAGCGCCAAATCCAATGCGTTCAAGCCTTGGCTTCACAGACCCACGCACAAAGGAAGGCGAACTGCTATGGCCCGAAAGGATGGACGAGAAGACCCTGACCACCCTAGAGCGCAGCCTTGGCTCCTACGCAGCCGCTGGGCAGCTACAGCAGCGACCCAGCCCGAAGGGCGGTGGAATACTGAAGGCAAGCTGGTGGGTGCCTTGGGAAAAAGAGGACATGCCAGAGGTAAGCTACGTCATTCAATCTTGGGACACCGCTTTTGAAACAAAAGAAAGCTCCAGCTACTCTGCCCGTACAACGTGGGGCGTCTTCAAGAAAGACGGCTGTGACTGCCTGATCGTGCTGGAGGCTTGGTGGGACAAGGTTAACTACCCAGAGCTACGCAAGCTGGCGCAGGAAGCCTACGACGATTGGCAACCAGATGCGGTCCTGATCGAAAAAAAGGCGTCAGGCCAATCCCTCTTGCAAGACCTCCGCATGGCAGGCGTACCAGTATTGGCATATTCACCAGATCGTGATAAGGAAGCTCGCGCCCACGCAGCAAGCGCACTATTGGAGGACGGAAGAATTTACTACCCTTCAAATAGAAAGTGGGCTAAAGATTTAATAAGCATAGCCGCAGCCTTCCCCACGCACCCAAACGATGACGTGGTCGATACAATGACACAGGCTTGGCTAAGATTACGCAAGGGATGGTATCTTGGGCATACTGAAGACCCAGATGAAGACTACGTTCCAGAGACGCAAAGGATGACACTATATGGCTGACCCAAATGTAATCCCGTTTGCCGAAGGCGCTCCAATGGACGATCTGATGGTCGAAACGCTGCCTGATGGTGACGTGCTAATCGGTGATCCAGAGCTAGACATGCAGGAAGAAATCGGAGACGCCCAGTTCGACGCAAACCTCGCAGAAGAAATCGACGCCCGTGAGCTTGCCCGAAAGGGCCAAGAGCTAATCGGCTTTTACGAAAACGACGAGGCCGCACGATCAGAGTGGAAAGAACGCTATAAGGCTGGCCTTAAAACTCTAGACCCTGACGGTGGCTTAGACGAGGGAGAAGACGAACGCGCCACCCGTGGCCTGTCCATCGTTGTTCACCCCCTAATCGCTGAAGCAGCAACCCAGTTCAACGCCAAGGCCATCGCTGAGTTGTACCCGTCAGGGGGGCCAGTTAAGACCGTCATAATTGGCGATCCAGACGAAAAGATCGAAGATCAAGGCCGTCGAGTTCGTGAATTTATGAACTACCAAATCACGCAGGAAATGGAATCGTACTTCCCAGAACTTGATCAAATGCTGTTTCACCTCCCACTGGTCGGGCAGACTTTCAAAAAGGTTTGGTGGAACGTAAACCTTGATCGCCAGTGTTCAGATTTTGTAAAGGCCGAAGACTTCTGCGTGGCCCCAGAAACCAAAGACCTGTACACATCCCCCCGATATACCCACATTATTCGTATGCCAAAGAACGAATACAATCGGTACGTTCAAAACGGATACTACCTCCAGACAGAATATGCTGGCAGTGACGGCGTCCAGTCATCAGACGATGTGGTTGGCGAAATCGAGGGCGTCGATGAGTACGGCGATGACAGCCAAGATGACGTAATGACGCTGCTAGAAATGCACGTCTATGATCTGTTCGATGGCATCGACGGCGAGGAAATGGACGAGGACGATGAGAACGACAACGCTGTCGCATTCCCCTACGTCATCACCATCGACTATAACAACCAGAAAGTTGTCAGCGTCAGACGCAATTGGCGCGAAGACGATGAACTAAAGAAACGCCGCGACTGGTTTGTGTCGTACAAGTTTCTGCCCGGACTTGGGTTCTACGGCTTTGGCCTCTACCACATGATTGGCGGTCTGGGCAAAGCAGCGACTGGATCGCTCCGCGCCCTGCTCGACAGTGCCGCCTTCGCAAATATGCAAGGTGGCTTCAAGCTGCGTGGCCGTGTGCAGGGCGGTGATATGCAAATCAGCCCCGGTGAATTTGTCGATCTCGACAGCACCGTCGATGATGTCAACAAGGCCATCATGCCCCTGCCCTTCAAAGAGCCGTCAGGATCGTTGTTTAATCTGCTGGGCTTTATGGTGGATGCAGGCCAACGCTTTGCGTCTACAGCCGATCTCAATGTCGGTGACGTAAATCCCAACGCGCCAGTGGGCAGCACCGTGGCCCTGATTGAACAAGGCTCCAAAGCCTTTAGCGCAATTCACAAGCGCCTGCACTACTCGCAGGGCCAAGAGTTTAAAATGCTGGCCGCTCTCAATGCGGAAAACCTGCCAGAAGAATTTACCTTCGCTATCGCTGGCGCGGCTGAAACAATCTACGCCGCTGACTTCGATGAAAAGATCGACATCGTTCCTGTGTCCGATCCTAACATCTTCAGTACCGCCCAGCGCATCTCGCAGGCGCAGGCCGTCCTGCAAATGGCTCAGTCAGCGCCACAGCTTCACGATCTGTACGAAGCCTACAAGCGGATGTACGAGGCAATCCGCATACCCAACATCGATGAAATCCTAAAGAAGCCCGAAGAGGCTCCGCAAATGGACCCCATTGATGAAAATATGTCGGTGATGTACGGCAAGCCAATCCGCGCATTCCTAGAGCAAGACCATGAGGCTCACATTGCGGTTCATATGCAGTTTATGCAAGACCCATCACTGGCGGGAAACCCCGGTGCTGCATCAATGCAGCCAGTGTTGATCGCCCACATTGCAGAGCATATCGCGCTGTTGTACCGCCTAAGAATGCAGGCGTCTGTGGCAATGGAACTGCCACCACTGCCAGACTTTAAAGACCCCAAGTTCAAGTTCAATGACGTTGACCCAGAAATGGATCGCCTAATTAGCCAACGGGCCGCTCAAGTTGTGCAGGCAGCACCCCAGATGAAGCAAATCGAAGCGATCAGGGGAGTGGGTCAGCAGGGGCAAGGTCAGGGCAATCCACTGGAATACGCACAGCAACTAGCCAAGCTGGAGACAGATGCTCTAACGGCGCGCACACAGGCGCAAATCGCTGCCGATCAGGCCAAGGCCAAGTCGAGCATTGAGATTAAGCAGGCAGAGGCGCGTCAGGACATGGAGATCGATGCCGCCAAGGCGCAGGCAGACTTGCAGGCCAAGGTTGCCAAGCTGGAGGCAGAGTTGCAGTTAGAGCGTGAGAAAAACGCCGCGAAAATTCAAATGGAGGCAATGAAGAATGTACCCCCCCAGATACGATAATTTGCCCCCAATAAACCCAGCAGCGTTCGGCGGCTTGCCGCAAGAAGCGCAGCGAGGTGCGCCCCCGCCTTCCTCCCAAGGTGGGGGTCAGCAGCCACCGATGGACATGAATAAGTATTTGTTGGATAAGGTTGCTGAAATCAGGCGGCGTATGGGCGCAGGCGATATGGGCGCACTT